CATGCAAGTGAAAGGAACCATCCTCATGCTTCTCTCGAGCGATCACATACTCCTCAATTCTCCCAAGGGACTCGAGATGGGCAAGGAGAATCTCTTTTGACTCATCACACTTAGGGTAAGTAAGGAACCAGCCTCTGACGGGTTTACGAGAAGCGGCCATTCTTTTTTTTCTCTGGCCTTAAGTAAGAGAAAGACACGCCCGCTGACAAACTACAGGCGATAAGTGCATCGCCTTGCGTAAACGAAACATTTATACTAAGTATGTAAAATGGGACAAGTGCGCTTATGGGTTTCCATAGCACTTGGCAAAATTCGATTATGGGTTTCCGAGTCCCGCAATATTACTACGGGACTCGGATACATGGATACATTGTTCCAGAATAATCGATTCTAGGGAGAATAGGGGGGGTATCTGACGTGGCATATGCCCCCCCCTTCTCCCTATATAAACCCTTGATAAATCGTGGGGAGTACGATTTCTCCATGGCACGCAAGCGCAACCGCAGGAAGAATACACGACGCAGGAAGTACAAGAAGAAGTACAGTCGATCCAAGTACACCAAGAAGACTACTAGAATATTCCACGCCAGGAGATCCCAAATTCTCGATGTAGGGACCACCAATGCCAATAATCAGGATAATTATTGCCCTGCTTATACCACTCATGCAAGTGGTCAGCAGATTACAAGGCTCTTCTTTGCTCTCTCCTATCTCCCTTCCTCTACAGAGTACACCAACATGTTCAGGTACTATAAGATCAAGAAGGTCATCGTCAAGATTCTCCCAGTTGCTACTAGTAGCGACATAGAGAATATACAAGGTTCGGAGAATACAACACAAGAATATTCCTATTGCCCTGTCACTGATGGGGTATTCCCAAGTGGTAGGGATACTATGATGCAATGCAGTGGCTATCAGAGTAAGCTCTGTACTAAGGGTAGTAGAATCTCCCTAAGTCCCACTGTCCTTAATAGCATCTATGGATCGACTACGACAACGCATTATACGCAATACAAGTCACCTTGGATTTCTACAGCGTATTCAAGTACCCCTCATTGGGGGTTACAGATTCTCACAGACAATAGGGCCGTAGCTGGCACCTATTATTTTAGTTTTCATAGAGTAGAAGTACAGTACTTCCTAGCCCTTAAGGGACCTAAGTAAATAAAGAGTATTAACACATAAGAATTGTAAATTCTCGTTTATTCTTCTAGAACATTAGTCTTATTCTCCAGGGGAATAGGGGGTAGACATATGGAGAATAGTGAACCTGCGCTTGATTGCCTGGAGACCGTCAGGGCCAGACTGCATGAACATCTCATCAATAGAGTAGTTAGAGGTTACAATGAACCTCTTGTGCTGGAGCTGCACAGTGCCTCCCTTGACTTCACCAGAGCACGCCCAGCGGTCTCCCCAAATCTTGAGGTAATGGAAGAGCGCCATATTGCAGTCATAGTCATCAAGGATGATATTCTCCTGACCATCATAGCCATCGAACCACTTGTTCTGGGCCTTGATGAAGGAGGTACCTTCATAGGAACGGGCCTTGTGGGTCTTGCCAGCACCAGCAACTCCCCAGATCCAGATGCCGCGCACCTCGGTATGCTCATAGGGAGACATCAGGAGACCTCGAGCGTATACGGCCTGCCGTGCTTGTACCCACGAGATGTCTCCATTCTCCATAAGCTCCTGAACAGACTGAGACTTCAGATCAGCCACCATCTTCCTCCTCTTAGCGAGGGGATCCAGCGCACTCTCATCAATGTTAGTGATGAAATCTCCATCCTTCTTAATGTACTTAATGACATCCTTGCGAGAACGGGCCGGTTGGTAGTTTCCATGGTGATTCATGAAATCATAAGGAGAATTGGTACGGAGAATAGCATGCTTAGAGAATCCCTCATTCTCCCATTTAACAAAGGCATGCAAGTGAAAGGAACCATCCTCATGCTTCTCTCGAGCGATCACATACTCCTCAATTCTCCCAAGGGACTCGAGATGGGCAAGGAGAATCTCTTTTGACTCATCACACTTAGGGTAAGT